CCAACCAACGGGAGCTAACGCATGTCCAATGAAAATGATGTCTTGTCTTCCCATCCAACCACCAACATCGTAAAGTACTCTACCAAGTGTTTCATATATCCAAATTGTTACAATTGTGAAGACATATTGCACAAATAATAATACTTCTGAAATTATTAATCCAAATTTTAATCTATTTCTAAATCCAAAATTTACAGGGAAATAATTTGATTTTGATGTACAATCGTCTTCACTGTTTGGTCTAATTTCTTTAATACCTAAAAATGCATCTCTTCTTGATAATCCTAAAAATGATTCGGTTGCAGATACTTCATAATGTGAACCTTGGAAAGATGAAACAGTATATACTTTACCAAAAATAAATTTGTAAAATACGTCTTCGGGAATACCATTATTATTAGTACCCAACATCGCATCTTTTTTATGGTTTTCGTATGTACCATTCATTAAATGGTTTGTATCTAAAGTTAGTCCTGTTGGTGGAACAATATTCAAATAATCTTCAAATACATCAGAGAATTGATATGTTGTTAATAATGTTTCATTGTATTCTCCACTATTATTTCGTCCGTTTGTATCTTTTGTATATTCTCTAATTTGGGGTACAAGATATTTTGCAGTAGATGTTTTTTCATTATTAGCTTCTAAACCTATTCTAAATCTTGCAACAGTCGTTGTTGGTATACCTTTGTTTGGGTCATTTGTAATATCTTGTTCACCAAATTCATTCGTGTAAACATATTCCATGTTCATTGGTAGTACAACCATCGCACTACCGTCTTCGTCAATTGTTTCGGAAGGTGTATAGTATTGTAATTCAGGATATAATGTTGTACCATCCGATCCATAAACTTTTTTACCAGTATATCTTACCACCTCAACTTTACCTTCTGATGTTTGTAAGTTACATTTATAACCCGTTTTTCTTCTAATTACACCATTTCTTTTAACCGCATCACCATTATCATCTGTGAATGTTGAAAGTAATACCAATGAAATTGGTTCTATTTTAACACCACTTGATGATAAATCAAAATCTGACCTTGTTATTCCTATTTCACATAGGTCTTCGTTTCCCCAAAATGGAAAAACTTCAATTGTTTTTTGGTACTTTATAATTTGTGGTAGACCGTCTAAGTCCTCACTTGATTTGAATTTATAATATCTTTCAAATTTTTCAACACCTTCTCCTCTTTTTATAAAGTCATATGGTCTTAATGAGAAACATCCAATATCTGATAAATCAATATCAACATGTAAATCATGACTACCAACCGGTACACCCCAAATCATGAAGTCACCAGACTCGTTTGTCTTTACCGTAAATCGATAATAATTTTCATAGACTTCCAATACCTCTTCTCTTGTTAAGATGTCAGATTGGTCAGGAAAAGTACCTGTAGGTGTGTGTCCACCATGTTGTTTTCTTGCGGGTAATAAATTGTATCTATAATTGTTTTGGTCTTTTGTTCTTAAATCTGTATATGGATATAAAAGTGAAATGACGGGGTCATTCGCATCCTCATCTTTTTGTGGTACGAAAATAGAAACTTTAGCATTTGGTAAACCAAATCCATTGTTTGCAGTAATTCTACCGCATATGACTCCATAATCAGCACAAAGTGATGTATATATGTCACTTTGACTAAATTTTAAAGAAAGAATCTCAAGGTAATCGTAATCTTGTTTTAACTCGACCGTTACCCTCTGTTCTTGACCAATATTTGTTGAAATTCTATACTTTTGCATCTCTTATAATAAATAGAAAGCATATTATTTTCTACTATTATACGGAAAAAACATTTTAATATGTAGTCGTTCCTGATGGCATAGTTCTTATTCTAATATCTGTATTTGGGAATCTAATTTGGAATATTTGATTTGAGGTCATGTATACTGTCTTATTTATTTGTTGAATCTCTTTTGTTGTTGCATTCGCATAAGATTGTGAAACCTCTGAGGATGAGTAGTTTCCTCCTAATTTATTAAACACTTTTATATCCACTACGTTAATTACGCCCGGTATTGTACCTATTTGTCTAATCAGGTCACCAACAAATAATGGGTCTCCCATTTTTCTTTTCTCAATTGCAAAAAACTGTGTAGTTTCTGTAATTGCGGTTTTCACGACATCAGTTGGGGATTCGTTTTTATCTATAATTAAATCGATATCTAACGCTAAATCAATTACTTGTCCACTGGTAATATCAATGTAATCATTAATCATTCTATATTCTGACAAATAATTTATGATATTATTTTTTAATGTGTTAGAAACCACATCTGTTAATCTACCAGCATCGTCATATGATAATAATTTAATTTTAACTTTATTATCTTCCTCTAATACATTAACCTTAGCAGGTGCTCCAAATGTTGAAGGCATTGTTTCGATTAATGTTTTATAATCATTTAAAGTTACCGCTCTATTTTGTGCTGAGAAATTATAAGCGACCATGTTTCTTATTTCTTCAATACTAGGTTGGTCAGCGCCTCCGATGGCTGCGGTTATGTTTGTTACCCTTAGTGATTGTTCTACTTGTAAATTAAATGAGCTGTTTGGACCCGTTATATCAAATTCTACATTGTCTATCGAAGTAATGACATTAACTCCTAAATTAGAATCTTTACCACCACCAATACGATATTTGACAAATAATGTGGTATTCGCTTTAGGTATCGAACCCAATGACATATTATTTAGATATGTTGCTAAGTTAACCTTTAAACTACCACTCATATAATCATCAAGATTATCCAAAGGGTCAACACTTCCCGAACCGAAGGTCAACGAAAAATAACTCTCAGGTGTATATTCTGTATAAAATTTGTTATTTACTTTAAGATATGTTCCCGCTTTAAAATTATCTTTATCAGATACACCTGTTGGGTCCGGAACAAATATCTTATCTTGAATTAATGATTTTACTTCATGCCATTTATTTGATGAAGAAGAAAATTCTGATGTCGTTGGGTTAGTATTAAAATTAGTTCCTTCTTTGTGAATAACCGCAGTTACACCTAACACATTTTGTTCAGGTAAATAAAGTTTTAAGAAAGGTTTTTGGTCAACTTCCGTTATTACTCTTCTGAATATTCTTGTAACTCCATTAACGACCGCTTCTCTTTTTGTAATTGTATATGATACTAATGTATTATTAACATCAAAATTTGGTATTTTTAATCTATTTGGTTCCCCCTTATTATTAAATGGACTTTTAAAATCTATATCTTCAACAGTTTCAAATATTTGTCCTCCACCCGAAACTTGAGCACCAGCCCTTATAATTCCCAAATATCTCTCATCTTCTTTATCACCTCTAACTGGTACATTTATTGAAAAATCACATAATGTTACAGATGGTCTTGTACCCGGTATTTTAATACCGTATGTTTTTGCAATATGAAATAACGATTGTCTTTGTTGAGCAAAATCTAACATTGTTTCTTGCCAAACTCTGTCAATGTGAAAATGAAGATTGTCCGCAACTGCCGCATTTAAATCTAATAAAACTGAGAATATAGATGCGTCATTGGTATTTTTAACCAAATCTGGATAATATTCTTTTGTTAGATTTACTAATTCTTGTCTTAAACCCGCAAAATCTCTTGTTGCGTATGATATTTTTTTAGCCATATTATATGTTTATAATTATGAAATCTGATGATGAAAATGCACCATTATTAACTGTATACTCTATTTTAACAACTGCAGTATGTGCTTTTGTAGTTGCATCTGAAACTCTAAATAACCTTTCATCTTCTTCTTGATTAAATGTTCTATCTTGTTCAGGGTCATTTTCCGCAGACACAATTTCTAATTTAGTGATATCTAAATTTGGGATATATTTTCTTACCGATTCTCTAATTTCTTCTTCAATTAAATCAAAAGTAACTGAATCGTTTTGATCAAAAATGAATTGATATAATCTTGTCCCAAAATCAGGTAAAAAATATCTACTACCTTTTCTTGTCAATAAAAGGTGGATTAAATTTGCTCTAACTTCTCTTTCGGGTGAATATGTCATTTTCACATAATCACCTTCAGAACTATTTCTAAAAGGAAAATCGATTCCGTATTTTACAGCCATATCAATAAATATAAACTATTATAAAATGGTAATAAATAAAAATCCCGACCGAAGTCGGGATTTAATTAGTGTTTTGATATTCACCCCTTGTATTCTCAAAACATGGATGTTCAAGAGGGGTCACCCATTATCTTTATGATTCACAGCTAACACAATCAGGGTTCATTGCTTGTGCTGCGATGTCACCTCTTAATACTGATTCTGTTCTCATATAATACAATGTTTTAACACCTTGTTTCCATGCTTCTAAGTGAACTTGATTAATCCATTTAGGGTCTGCAGTTGCCGGAAATGCCAAATTCAATGAAACCGATTGGTCAATATATTGTTGTCTTACACCAGCTTGTCTCACTAAATCCAATTGGTTAATTTCTTTGAATGTTTTAAACACTTCTTTTACTGATGACATTTTATATTGGTCTTCTTCTTTTACTTCAACACATTCGACAACTTTACCATCCACAAAACACCACTCATCCAAGAATTCTAAACCTTGTACTGAACCACCGTCTGCTAAAATTTGGTCCCACACTTCTTTTGTGTTCTTACCAATTTTACGAAGTACTTTTTCTAATTCTGGATTTTTACGAATAAATGTACCTTTTGATGTTTGTTCAGTAAATACGTTTGCCGCCCATGGTTCGATACCCGAACTTACGTTACCACTCAATTTAGAATTAGATACCGTTGGAGCTACCGCTCTTAAGTGTGTATTTCTCATACCACTTTCTTTGCACCATAACGGTTCACCATATTCAGATGCCAACCATCTACTAGCTCTTTCAGATTCTATTTTAATTTGAGAGAAAATTTTACGAGTTTCGAATTGTGCGGTTAATCCTTCAAATGGTACACCTTTTTGTTGTAAGTAAGTGTGCCATCCTAATACACCCAATCCTAACGCTCTACCTCTTTCTGCTGAACGAACTGAATTTTCAAATC